TGCATATGCTCCAACATCCATTGCAGGTAGTTTATACATTTCAGATTTTGCATCTACACCAGCGGCTTCTGCTGCAGCTTTTAATCCTCTTTCATCTTTTACTTCTCTTAAATATTCATAAGCAATACTATTTAAAGCATAAGATAATCTATTTTCATCAATCAAAGATGACATTACCATTGTATCTACAATGAAACCATTAATTTCAATATTGTAAGCTCTTAACCAACAAACGTCATACATTGCATTATGAAATATTTTTGTATTTTCTGCTTTACAAACTTCTTTTACATAATCTAATACAATTCTTTTATCTAAATTTCCTTCTCTATGACCAATAGGATAATAACCAGACCAACCTTCTACAGCCAATGCAACACCAATTATTTCTCCCTCACCTATAACTGCACCGGATCCTCTTGTTTTTAAATTTGGATCTCTAGTTTCTAAGTCAATAGCCACATAAGGATGTTTTGATAAATCCGGAAAAGTATCTGGACAAGTCCATTCAGTTTGTGCTTCGAACATCATATTAAATTAAATAAATAAATTGTTAAAATACATAAACACATTAGTTCTGTGTAAACATTCATTTCTTTTTACCCATGTCTTTCAGTTTTTTTATTTCTAATTCACAGTAATGAATTATCTTTTGTATATCTTCTATTCCATTCTTATTCAAGTATCTGCAAACATATTTTACAACATTTCCTTGAAAAAAAGAAAGATTGTTTTTTGAAATAAATTCATAAGGCTGAATGTGAAAGTCTTTGTAGTGACTCCCACCTATCTGCTTATCTTGTGGAAACGCATCTTTAAATATATCTTTATTTGTCATATTATTTCTTCTCCTATATTGTATTGATAATCATAACCTTGATTCATTATGAATAAGTTTTCTTTTGCTCTTGTTACTCCTACAAAAAATAATCTATGTTCTGTATCTTTATTCTTTTGTGCAGATTCATAAATTATTCTTTCTAAGTCTGTAAATAAAACTACATTTTCTGATTCTTCTCCTTTTACAGAATGTATAGTTGATAATTTTATTCTCGCTGGTTTACTTAGATCCTCGCCGCTCGTCACTAGCTCCTGGATATAATCCTTTTGGTAATCTTTAAATCGTAACGCATCCCAACCTCCAGATGCAATTAAACCGTGATCCATTCTAAGTTCATCTATATCTATCGAGTCCACATTTATTAGAGACTTACCACCAGAAAAACCATACTTAACATCTCCCTGATCATATTTTAAAAATTCATAAATATTTCTAGCTTCTTCTCCAGAAATATTGGCACCTCTATTCAATCGGTTCCAATCATTAATTGCTTTTATTACTTCAGGAGGCAGTAAGTCATTGAATTTACAGTCAAATCTGTAACCTGTATTCTGAAAGAAAGGTACCAATTTTTTCATTTGTTCATTAGTTCTAGTTAAAATCATCCATTGTCCTGTCTCTAGAATCAAATCTTCTAGTAATAAATTTTCATATACTCTTCCGTCAGCATCTCTTGGTTCCCAAATTTTATTTCGACGTTCATCAATATTATCTAAAATAGATAAAGCGATTTTATGTACAGCTCTAGGTACTCTTCTTGATTTAGTTTGATGATCGGGAATCCCTTCAAGATTAATAAATGTTTTAGGGTCAGCCCCTTGAAACGCATAGATAGCCTGATCGTCATCCCCTGCAATGAAAGATCTTTTACATTGAGATTCAATATAAAAGAACATATCCCATTGCAAAGGATTTAGATCTTGGGCTTCATCGAGAAAAACTACATCGAGGGAAGGACATAGTTTTTTTTCAACAAACTTGGAAATCATGTCTGAAAATTCAAACATGTTATAATCTTTTTTATAATCAATTATGTCTTGATTAATTTGTTCTAATAAAGGTTCACTAATATAGTCAATTAAATCTAAATCGATTGCAGAATCTTGTAATCCCATTTTTCTAGAACGAGAATATTCTATGATCTTCATGTATTGATTTTTATATTCATTATAACCATTATCATGTTGTACTGTTTCAAAATGTAAATCAGTGTGTCCATATTTATTTTTAAAAGCATTCCAGTTCTTATCTTTTAACAACTGTGTATTGGTATCTATTCCCAAAGTTCTAGTTCCCATAGAATGCATTGTACAAATCCAATCAAATTCCATTTTAGAAAATTCTTTTTCTATTCTTTCTCTTGCTTCATTAGCTGCAGCATTACTAAATGTAATGTAACAAATTTTTTTAGGATCTGTTTTATTTATAATTAATTCATTATATAAATGTTTATGTATTAAGGTATGTGTCTTACCTGTTCCAGGTGGTCCTGCTATTACGGTTCTCATTCAAAAGGCGCGGGTTGTTTTTCTGTTTTCTTAGGTATAAATTTTTCTACAGTTATTTTATCTACTGCCCAAACCTTTGTGCTTTTTTCGTTTATTTTTTTAACTTCTACTCTTGCACTAAATAAATCTTCTAGTAATCTTATTGTCTTATTTTTTGGATAAGTTTTTTCTGGCCATGCTTTAGTTCTTACTAAAAATAACCAGAAGTCTTTAAATTTAAAATAACTAGTACCATTTTCTGAATAAGGTTTTCTTTTTAGAATAGATTCCCAATCCTTTCCATCTCTACTAATAAAATCTGTAAGTATTTCTTTTAATTGTACATCCACTCTAGTATCATCAGGAGCTTCTGTTTCATCCATACTCTTCATTAATTTAGCTAACATCTTTCTCCATATTAATTTAGCAACCGGTAATAAAGGGGTTCCTAATTCTGTCATACAAACCACACTAAATTTTTCTGGATCATGTAAAGTAGGTCCATCTACTTCTATTGTATCTTCATCTACAGTTACAAAAAATATTGGAGGATCTGATTTATATTTTCTTATAGTCGTAATTGCAGGCATTCTAACTTCGTCGCCTTTACCATATGCTCTTGTGTAACAAACTTTTTCATTACAAAAATTACAGATAGGTTTATCATTACATTTATAATCATATTTTTTCTCATCTACTTGTTTAATAATTCTTTGTACATCTGTAGATTTTAAAGGTGGTTTAATATATTTTTCTGTATTGTAATCTTCTAATAAATCTTGCCATTTTAAAGGATTTGATTTTTTTAAATAGACTCCAATATTAAATAATCCATTGTCTCTACCTGATGCAGCTACATCACCATTACCTTCTATAATAGGTCCTTCTTTTATAATAGTTTGTAAACACGGTGGACCATCTGGAAATTCTTTTTCTTCTTCTTTTTTATCTTGTTTAACTAAAAATAATTCTCTTAAAGTATTTTCATCTTGAACATATTTTTCATATTCTTCTATAAATTTTTCTATTCTTAATGATTGTCCATCATCTCCTATTGCATATCGAACTGTACGATCACCACCATGATAAGGCATATTTAAAAAATTACCTATGTCACCTCGTTCTGCTTTAATTGTAGATTGTTTTGGAAATATTTCTGCTTTAGCATAACCCAATGCTGATGCCATCATCTGTAATTTTTGTCTCATCAAAGACGCTGCAATAAATTCTTTTGTAAATAAAAATACGTGAGCACCACCCGATTTAGATCTAAATACAATTAGCGGTAAATTTTTTTCTCTTATCTTTATAATTAATTTTTTGTGATCAAAAGGATATGTATCAATATCTATACATCCCCATCTACATTCATTATTTTCATTAATAGGTACAATTCCTAATGCAGGTTCAGTTCCTTGTAAATGATTTTGCCAAAGTTCATTAGTAACTGGTTGTTTAATAGTAAAAGATCTAACTTCATTTTTACCATCATGTCTTATATCTTTAGTAGTTTTAGTGGCACCATAAGCGCTTTCTAAACCTTTAAATATATCTTTAAGTCTTTCTATCATGTTCCCTCTAGTAATTTAAATTGGGCGCCACGATTGTAGCGCCCAAATGTGGCAATTATCTGTTTTGTTTATCTAGACTATCGTGAAATTCTTTTGCTCTTTGATAGAGAGCAGCATCTTTCACAGGGCCATTCAACATAATTGAAAAGCCATACCATTGATTACCTTTACCAGAGTTTAACACTGAGGTTACTTTGTAAGCATGAGAAAAAGAAGCAGGTGTAAATGATCCTTGTTCATCTGTCATTGTTTGTGACAGTTGTAAAGATTGCCATTTTCTTGCAATTTTTCCTTGTGATCCACTCATAGATACGAGTGCAGTTTCAGCTGATCCATCTTCCCCTACGATTATTACGAAGTTTTGATGAACAGTTAGAATGTAATTACCATTCTGTAATCTATCTTTACCACCATCTTTAGTAGTTTTAGATAGTATATCAGAATCAGCAGGATATATTTGTTCTGGTCTACCTGATCCAGTACCAAACTCTGCCCATTCTTGATATTCCATTTTATAGTAACAAGGAATAACAATTATTCCTTTATCACCATCATATAGTTTTTTAGTAACTATATTTAAAAACATTCCAGGTTCTGCACCTTCAACATAATTTTGATTACGTTTTTGTGCTTCTCCTGAACCGTTTTGTAAAAGTTTTAGAATTGGTAAAGCAAGAGATTCTTGTCTTACATTCTGAAAACCTTTGTCAGCATCATCTCTAAATAAAATAGTAGATGGTGTTTTAGCTGTTTGTTTAACAGCTACGTCTTTATTTTCCATAGTTTAACTCCTTTTTATATTTGTACGGTTACCTACGTAAGTTTTGAAGCAATCAGGAAGTTCGATTCCAGACTCGTGACACTCCCTGACTACTCCTTTAAGGGTCTGAGGATGTACGCCCACTTTCTGGACAGGTTCGAATCCTTGACCTTTTGCAAGGGTAGCGTAAGCCATTGCCTTGTTATCTTCGCCACGACCAAAGGTAACAGTGATATCATTTTTAATAATATCACCTCGACCGTTTTCACGAAGCCATTGAAAAGCTTCTTCCTGTTTTTCAGGAAGGATAGATGCACTATAAAAATTTCCTATTTCTACAGTTTCACCATCTTTCAGCTTTAATTTTGTAATGTTCATATCTTTCATCATTTGAGGAATTTCAAATTGTGAAATGATATTTGCTTGTTCTTTTAATTTTTTAACACCTTCTTCTGCGTTAGAAATTTCATCTTCTAAATTTTTTAATTGCTGTACTTTATCAGCTAACTCATTTGGATTAGCAACAGCTCGTATAGATTCTTGTTTATCTTGTCTAAAATTTATGTCATTCATATTATAACTTTCTGTTTTAATTTCTTTCTAATATAATCCCCTATTTTACGTTTGTCAAGGGCTTGAAGATTCTTTTTGATACAAATCAATTTCAATTGGATAGTACCTTCTTTCTTGTTTGTCCCATTTTAATAACTTATAATGGCCATTAGTTATATCAGAAACTACAGAACATGCAACGCCAATTATTGCAGGATCTCCTGTTAATAATAAATAATCTTCTTTTGTATAATTTGCTAATGCTTTTTTTAATTTAAAAACTAAAGGACCTGCACTTAAAATAATTTGTGCATTCTCAGGTAGTAAAACTTTTAATTCACCAAATTCAGACGCACCAATAATATTTATTTTAGGACGACCTTCTCTAGTTCCAGGAACATCCTGGATTACATAAACTTTATTTTTCATATTTCTTGACTTCTTTTATACTAAATGATAAAGGGTTTCAATAGAAAGAAGATAATATTATGCATTATAA